AAAATAGCAAACGAAGTTACAGTTCCAGCTAATTCAGCTGTAGACATTATAGACAAAGGCAATTCATTTTATTTAGAGGAAACGGATCTAATCAGAGGCGGCGCTTCAGCTGCTTCAACACTAGAGTTTGTAACATCATACGAAGCCTTGGCAGATTAGGAGGACTAAGCTATGGCTACTAGTTATCCTGATCGAACTAACGCCAGAGGAATCTGGAAATTATCTGACATTACAAGAAATATAAAGACAAAAGGAACTTTTCCTAGAGGTTCTACCACAGGACTTGCTGCTGGAGGAATTTCTCCTGGCTATCAAGCAGGTATGGATACTTTTACTGTCGAAACTACTGGAAATGCTACAGATTTTGGAGATTTAACAATTTCCGTTCAAGGTCATGGTGGTTTAGGAAGTTTTATTAGAGGTGTATACGGAGGTGGTTATGTTCCAGGTGGAACTACAAATGTTATTGACTATGTTCAATTTGCTTCTAGTGGTAATGCTGCTGATTTTGGAAATTTAACTTCTGCTGGTCTTGGTATGCAAGAAGCTGGTACTGGAAATAATACAAGAGGTTTATGGTTTGGTAGAGGTGCTCCACAACAAAATGTCATAGATTTTATAACAATCGCTTCACTTGGTAATGCAACTGATTTTGGAGACGCAACGGTATCTGTTTCAGGTGCAGCTTCTCTTTCAAGTCCTACAAGAGCTGTATCAGCAGGAGGATATGTTGCACCTGCAGAATCAAACGTAATAAATTTTGTTGAAATATCCTCAACAGGTAATGCTGCAGATTTTGGAGATTTAAGTAATGGTAGAAAAGAACTTGCAGCAACGGGTTCTAGCACAAGAGGAGTTTATGGTGGAGGTGCTAATCAAAGTCCATTGGCTGCAGAAAATGTTATTGATTCTATTAATATAGGTTCATTAGGGAATGCTGTAGATTTTGGGGATACAAGTGTAACAAGATTTAGACTTGCAGGTTCTTCTAGTTTAATAAGAGGTGTTTTAAGTGGAGGACAAACTCCAAGTATGAGTAATGTTATGGATTTTATAACAATAGAATCAGCAGGAAATGCCACTGATTTTGGAGATATTACAGTAGCTAGATCGTATTTAGGTGGTTGCTCGAATGGTCATGGTGGCTTACAAGAATTTAATCCAAGAGCCCCAGAACTTTATTCACCAACAGGTAGACCTTTAGCAAGTGGTGGTGGAGCAGGACAGATAGGACTTTATGCATCTGGTAATACTCCTGGTGATACTACAGCAATTGATTTTGTAGTAATATCTACTTTAGGAAATGGAACAAATTTTGGTAATTTAGCTATCTCTACAGGTTCTCCTGCAGGTGCATCTTCTAGTACAAGAGGAATATTTGCTATGGGAGATAATCCAAATATTGATACAACAACTTATGTAGAATTTTCTCATTTAGGTAATGATAGTGACTTTGGAAATTTAACTGTTGCAAGAAGAGGTGCAACTGGAGTTTCCAATGACACAAGAGCATTATTTGCTGGAGGAGTTAGTGGAACAACAGGAGATGATGTAACTGATTTTTTTGTAATTGCAACAACTGGAAATGCTTCTGATTTTGGAAATTTAACAGATGGAAGATATAATGCAGCTTCTGCTTCTTCAACAACAAGAGCTATAGTTGCTGGTGGCGAAGATCCAGATAGCAATCTTATAAATATTATGGATTATTTTACAATTGGTTCAACGGGTAATGCAACTGATTTTGGAGATTTAAGTGCAGGCCGAGGAAACATGGCCGAGGGTGGAGCTTCTTCTTCAACAAGAGCAATTTTTTCTGGAGGTAAAGAACCATCAACGGTTAATACAATGGAATATGTAACCATATCTTCAACTGGTGATGTAACTGATTTTGGAAATTTAACTGTTGCAAGAGGAGATACTGGAGGTAATTCTAATTCTACTAGAGCAATATTTATGGGCGGTCAAGCACCTGCAAAAAAAAATGAAATTGATTATGTTACTATTGCTTCAACTGGTAATGCTGCAGACTTTGGAGATTTAACTTCTGCTAGAAGCGCTGGAGCAAAAGCATCTAATGGACATGGTGGACTTAGTTAATATTATATAGTATACATATTTTGTGAAAGACATATTTTTCCTACATGGATTACCACGAGCAGGTAATACTTTATTTGGTTCTATTATGAATCAAAATTCTTATATTGGTGTATCTGCTAATAGCATTTGTGCTGATATGATGGGCGAATTGTTTATGCTCAAGCATACTGACATATTTAAAAACTATCCAGACCATAAATCATTTGATAATGTAGCAAAGAAAGTATTTGAAAATTATTATAAAGATTGGAATTATAGCTATATTATAGATAGAGCACCTTGGGGATATCCTATTAATTTAAAATTTTTAAAAGAAACAAAATCTAATATTAAAATTATAGTTCTTGTTAGAGATATTATAGAGATTCTTGGATCATTTATTAGGTGGTCAGAAAAAGAACCAACATCTTTTGTAAATCAATATGCAGCTAAAACAAGAGAAGAAAAATGTGATATGTTAATGAATAAAGATGGGGTTATTGTAAAAGAATTAATTGGCATAAAACATTTATTAGACCATCAACCTAAAGAAATATACCATTTAGTTAAATATAATGATCTGGTAGAACACCCTAAAAAAACGATTGATAGTATATATGAGTTTTTAGGCATACCTAAATTTAAACACAGCTTTACTAATCTAAATCAATTTAAAATAAATGGTATGGAATATGATGATACTATTGTAGGACAAAGGTTGCATACTATTAAAACTGATGCTATATACAAAGAAAAGTATGATGCCTATAGTATTGTACCTAAGAGTATCATTGATAAATATAAACAATGCAATTTTTGGAAAGGATAAAATATGTCAAGTAAAGACCTAGTTATACAAAAACTATCAAACTCACCATTGGTTAAAAAAGAGTATAAACAAATGTTAACCAATATTAATGCAAGCCTACCTGCAATTAAACAATCAAGTTCTAACTTTTATAAATCACACTCACAGTTTATGGGTGTTATGTTAGATGTAACAGCAATTACACCTATTAGATCAGTTAAACACACACTAGCTGAACTAGATAAAACTAGAATGGCTTTAGAAGAAGCACAGCTTAAAATGATGAAAAAGGATATAGAACTTCGTCAAAAAGAAAAGAAACTAGCTGATGGAGATTATAAAGATGAGTTAGAAAGAGAATTACTAGAAACTGAAATTTTAGAAGTTAAAGTAAATATGAATAATATACAAAATTCAGTGTCTGGAGCCATTAGAAAAATGAACTTTTTTACTAATCAATATAAGAGTATATTGAAGAAACTAGGTAAAGAGGACATTACAGAGGAAGAGTATGAGAAGGAAGAATCAAGGTACCACGTCATGACTTGCTTGAAGCAGGCCCTAAATGCAGCCCGTGCAAGAGGTGGAGTTATTGACGAAGGAAACTTGATTTATCTCTTCGATATGGGTATAAACAGTGCTCAGGCACAAGCTGAAATTTATTCTTATTTAGAGATGGAAAATAAGTTAATGAGAGAAGGCAAAGCGCCTACCCACGAAATGACCATGCAATGGTTAGAAGCGTGCGCTGATAAGTTCTCAGGAGATGCAGAGAAATTTGCAGAGCGTAGAGGATTTAAGCTGTACGATGAAGAGTCGCTCAATACTAAACTAATAGAAAATAAGGAGAACTTAAATGGCAAACAAGATAATAAAGTATAACCTTACAGCTGGTGGAACTATTCCAAGTCATATAGCTGATGGTGGATACTACCCAAAAGCTAATAGCGGAGCTTCACCTCAAGACTGGGATTTAATTGGTGCAACAACTGATGGATCAAGTGAAACTGGATTAGGTGAACTTGCAAATAAAGCAGCTGTAAAATCTTATTTAGATACTTACACATCTGATTGGAAAGAACGTAACGATGCAGGTGAAGAAGTAGATTTTGATCAAGATGCAGCAGCTACTTATATTTGGACTAAAAAAATAGATTAAGGAATTTAAATGGCGAACTACCCGCAACTAGATGACTGTGTGGGCGTATGGACTTTGAAAGAAGTCAACGACGCTGTTATGGGTGGCTATTGGCGTAATCATGGAACACGAGGAATATTTGGAGGAGGTTATTCTTCTCCAGCCCTTATTGCTGCAGCTGATTTTGTAACAATTGCAACAACTGGAAATGCTGCTGCTTTTGGTAATTTAAGTGTAAGTAGAAGACATTTAACTGCTTTCAGTTCTTTTAATAGAAATTTTTTTGCAGGAGGTGCAACTCCTTCAATGGTTAATCATATTGATTATTTTACAACATCATCACAAGGTAATGCATCTGACTTTGGAGATTTAACAAATGCTAGAAAAGCAATTGGTGCATCAAGTAATTCTACAAGAGGTGTAGTTTTTGGAGGCACTAATCCATCAAACGTAAATATAATAGACTATATTACTATGGCATCAGTTGGTAATGCAATTGACTTTGGAGATTTAACTACAGTAGCAAATGGTGCTACAGGAGCATCTTCTCCGGTTAGAGGAATTAGATTAGGAGGGCAGCCTGTTTCAGCTACTATAGATTTTTTTGAAATAGCAACAACAGGAAACGCTATAGATTTTGGAGATTTAGCAGTAAGTGTAGCAGACGCTGCTTCATTTGATTCTTCAACAAGAGGAGTTGCTGTAGGAGGTTATCCTGGTGGTTCTAATACAAACACTATTCAATATGTTACCATAGCTTCACAGGGTAATGCTGTAGATTATGGAGATGCTACAAATGCTTTAGATGTAACTGGTGGCACATCTAATTCTATAAGAGGATTAAAAGGTGGAGGACCTGGTGTGTCAAATGTTATAGATTATATAACTATTACTAATGGTGGCACTGCTCTTGACTTTGGAGATTTAGCTTCTGGAAGAACAGAATTAGATGCAACATCAAACGCACACGGTGGTTTAAATGACGGGTATCAAGGAACGAGACCTACACATGTACCTGGATCAGGAAGAGGTTTTATGTTGGGAGGTGTGTCTGCTCCTGTTACGTTAAGCACCATACAATTTATACAAATAAATACTTTAGGAAACACTGCTAACTTTGGTGATTTAGTAAAATCAAATCAAGGTGGTGGAGGTGGAGCAAGTTCAACTAGAGCTATGTTGGGTGGAGGATCTGGTTTTGGAACTGATATTAATAGTTTAGAAATGCAGTCGCAAGGTAACGCTGCTGATTTTGGTGACATGACGACTACAAGAGGTGATGGAGGAGGTCATAGTAATTCAACAAGAATGGTTTTTACAGGAGGATCAGCCGGAGGAACACAATCAAATGTAATTGATTTTGTAACTATATCAACAGCAGGTGATGCCTCAGATTTTGGAGATTTAACTGTTGCAAGATCAGTTTATAATGCTGGTGGAGCTAGTCCTACTAGAGGATTAACTTTTGGTGGGTCCGTGTATAATAATGCTCCAGCAAGTAATGTAAGTGATGTAATTGACTTTGTAACAATAGCATCAGCTGGTAATGC